AATCAATGCCGCCAATATAGCTGACGTGCAGGCTAACGCTATTAAACCCAGCCACCCCATTGCAAACCGCATCATCCTGCGCCAAAGTGATAACCTCGCCATTTGCTTTTACGATTTTGTGGTAACCATTCGCTTTCCACCCTAAACGCTCGCGCCAGTGACGCTGGATGCTTTCAACGTTTGTCGTCTGCGGTGTCGCGGTACAATGCACGACTAAGTACTTTATTGTCCGCATCAGGTCGTGTGGAATTTAGCGTCTATTATTCGGGTGTCTTTCATTTTGTCGTTCACCTTAATAATTATTCGCTCGACGTTTAAGGTCATCCAATATCCGCCCAGTGGCTTGACTGCTCTGCCACGCTCGACGTGGAAGCCGCCTTCACCTGCGCCAAACTCCTCTTTATAGGTGCTTGTCCGCAGTTGATGCACCCTGCGATGCGATATCATCTTGCGCAATCTGTTGTAATGGTGAACCATGTTAATGTGGTGGTACAGCTCGTGAACGTGACCTTGCCACGTTAGGTCGTAGCCTTCGGTGTTGGCCATCATCCGTTGGTCTTGGATTACGCCCTTTGTCACTGGGCCACCTCCGCCTGATCCGTGAAAGTAGTGGATGATAAATGCCGTGTTCCGAGAATGTTCATCTCCGTCAGTACTCGTGTCCATGTTGATTTGAATAGTGCCACCATATCCGCCAATCTGCACGTTAGTGCCGTGCTTGTAATTAAATATGGCTTGGAACTGCCGAAGCGCATCGAACTCCGTGTGTCGCAGTACGCTCGTTTCGTGGTTGCCATAACCAATCAAAGCAAGGTGCTGAGCGTAAGGTGCGAACCATTCTACCGCATCTTCGACCACTGCTTGCAGGTAGTTGCCTTTGTTGTGTTCAGGTCGAATCTCATCCTTGCTGCGTCTTGGATCTCCCTTTCCCTGCATTAAGCAGAAGAAGTCGCCATTGACGATGATGGGTGCGTTACGCTCAACCGCTTGATCCAAGTGCTTTTTCAGCAGTGCGCGGTCGCACTTCGGGTTGTCCCAGTGAAGGTCGCTTATCAGCAGAAATTCAGCGGTCTTGCCATCGACTTCAATCAGGTGTATGTTCGGCTGAATCTGCTTGAATTGGTGTAGCATTTAGGGTTTTTAGTAGTTTGGCTTCAAGAACTTCTGCAATCTTCACGCCTGAAAATCCGACAAGGAACGCCAAGCCGTACTGGATGTTGGGTGCGTTGATGTTCAGAAAGCCAATTAGCACAGGCGCGAGGTAGGTGGCGCATAGTGAGCCGCTGAACACGCTGACCAACTGCATCTTCCAATTGCGTTGCTTGGGTAGAAGCAGAAGCGAGCCAAGGAAGCCTGCAATCGTCAGGCCGATGTTGATGCCGATGCTATTCAGAAATTCTTTCATTATAGTCTTTTGTGTATTGTTCATCCCAACCAAGGTATGTATGCACGCCCACGGGAGGCGGCCACGTTTCAAACTGCTCCCAATCTGCATTGGGTTGGTCATCCCACAGCAGGTCCACGCAGTAGGTGTTGTCGATGTCGCCCAACTCAACGCAGGTGGCATCGGGTTGCGATAGTTGATAGAAAGCCTCGAATTCGGCTTTTGTGTTCCATTTGTACTTTCGGAAGGTAGCCATCACGTTAGTCGGGTTATATTGGCGAGTTGGTCATTCGATAGCCTTGTGGTGTAGATAGCGGCGGCACGGATGCGAGCGTTCCATTGTTGTGTGTCTGCAAAATCTTCTCTTTTTCCAAAAAAAACTTCTTTTAATGCCGAAGGAAAAGTTCCTGCCGTCCCTGAAACTACTGCGCCTCCATCTAAACTTGCGAATAAAGTACCGCTAACACCGCTTTGCTGATACGCAAAGGCTACTTTATGATAACCAGCAGCAGGATTGCCTAAGGAAATATCTGTACTTTGAATTTGCGCTCTTAATGCGTTACTTGTGTAATATAAAAAAACTCTATTTGATTGAGTGCCGTCACTTAGACCAAAAAGCCTTCTTGTTGTTGAATCGCTTCGTATCTCAAACTCCGCATAAATCGTACCTTCGGTTTGGCCGATATACCCACTCACCCCCGACACTGTGCAAACCTCCGCGGCGCGGGTTGCAGAGCCTGTTGTCGTGGGGATGTACGAAGTCGGGATTGCGCCTGTTTCAAGTTGTGGTAATGCCGTAAGGAAGCCCTGCCCTGTTGATAAAGCCGCAGGTAATCGCATCAAATATGTTACAGGCGAACCCGAAGGCGATGCTCCTGTCGTTATTCGTACCGCCACCCGATACCATCCGTTGCCGTAATTCTCAACGCTACCTGTGCAACTTGTACTCGTGCCAAGCGTTACGCCTGATGAAGCGATATTGATGACTTGATTCCAAGCTGTTCCACCCCATTGTGCAATATTATTATACTCCATACTCGTGGCAAAATCAACGCCATCGTACTTGAAAAAGCGGCTAATGGTGTATGTTGTACTGCCTGCCAATGCGGATGTACTGCAATTTTGCCAAGCATATCGAATCGTACCACTCGCCTCATTCTTTGTAATTCTCGCGCTGTTAATGCTGACCGCAGGTGAATCGCTTACAGCCGTGTCGTATAGCACCCCTGCCGCCGAATTAAAGACCAACCCACTTGGCACTAAATTCTGCGCACTCGGCTCAATCAACCCCGCAGGGCAACCGCCTGTCACAGGGTAATCCAAGCGAAGCACTCCCGAAGCGACCGATTCAATCAAGCCACTCGCATTCACTCGCGTGGCGGTGGTCGCTCGCGTGAAGGTGAAGTCAGGCGGTGCGCCATCTCTCGCCACTCCAAGCATATCAACGCTCACAAAGCCACTCGCCGTTCGGATGACAGGCGTAGCAACACTACCCTTCTCCAACTGCGGAGATGCTATGCGAATCGTGTAGTTCAACACCTGACCGCTTGCTATGGCGTGTCCATAGCGCGTTCTAATTCTATCAGCACCGCCTGTGCCTGCAATTGGTCGTGTGACGCTATACCTTGTAAGATTTGATGTAATCGCCGATAAATCTAATGAAGTACCAGACACAAATGTTGTTCCTGAAACTTCTTGAATTTGATAGTTAGGACTAACTCCCGAAACCGAACCTGACAATAAAGACATATAGAAACTGGCCGTGTACGTCATCCCTGAGGCAAATAACAAATTACCGCTGACAGTTGAAGTCACAGGTTCAGGCCGCAAATTAAAATTACCCGAAGTCAATGCCGTGCCGCTTACCGTTACGTCAATGTAGTCCACCAACGTGCCATCAGCCGCAGTCGTCTGACCGCTCGCTGAATAGCCAATAGTAATCCCCAAAGGTGGGGCGACAACACTCCAAGTTGTAGGTGCTACCGAACCAGTCGCACCTGTCATCGTGTTGTTTTGGATGAAGTTGGTGCGGGTGTCAGGAAGTTGGTTTAGAACAACGCCATTGCGCGTCAGTTGCGGCACAACCAAAATGGAAGGCTGAACAACCGTGCGCTGTTGCACCTCCAACGCCCGCGCATCCAAGCAACTGCCCGCCGCTTCCTTTGTTGCGCCATCAGCAGTTGCGCGAATGGTAGCGTCAGCAGTGTTCTGCGCCAGCACGCCCGTGCGCCTCAATGCCTCGAAAGGCAATGCATATCCGTGCGCTAATGCCATCAGGAATAAGCAAATACGTTGCCGCCTGACACTGTGACCGCCGCCAACTTCAAGCCATTACGCGCGCGCACAATCATCCCTGTCATCACCGTAATGCCACTCAATCCCAAGTACGTCAGCGCGTTGTTGCCTTCGCTGTCGGTCAAAGTCGTGAAGCTCGTGGATGCATTCACCACAAGAAATTCAAACGCCTGACCTGTGACTGCGCCTGTGACTACGGTTATCGCGCCGTAGCCTCCCAGCATCGCGTCTAATTGTTGCCCAATGTTCATATCGCTATTTTTAGTTAAATACCACTTATGTCGGAACTTCGCAAGAATTGTGCGGATATTCAAAGTCAAAGTTGGCAGTCGCCTGCCATCCAGCAACCTTGTCATCCCTCGCCTCCACGAATCGCGTTGCACTCACCGCATCCTGTAAGGTGTAATCCTTCGCAGGGTCATTCGTGAACTTGCTGATAAAGTCACGCATTATATATAAAGTGTCGTTCAGCACCTCGTCTTCGTTGTCAGTCCACCTCGCTACAACGCTACCTGTCACCACTGTTGATAGGTTGCGGCTATCCTCAACGCGGTCCATCACAAGCACACTCACGCCAAGCGTAAGCGCACCAACATTCGCGGTCATCGATTGCAGGTCAGCAAACAGCAAAGGGTAAACAACCCTATCCCTGTCCGTTGTCCGCAGGTTTATCGTGTTGTCCGTTCCTATCGCCAGCGGGTCGCCGAAGCCCACGCTGTTGATTTGTGGATGTGCCGCCGCAAAGGTCAGCAGGTCGTTCTTTAATTGCACCCAACTCATAGTACTGCTTTAATTTGTTAATGTTCTTCGCGTGTGCCATTAAAAAGGATAGAATCGTTTT